AGAAGGCAATACCGGCCACACCCACATCGATCCTGCTACACTAGGGCAAGGAGATACCGAAGTATACCGACTGGATGATCTAGACTTAGACACAGTAGACTATATCAAAATGGACTGCGAAGGCTACGAGTATCGTATCTTGCAAGGTGCCGAAGCAACTATCAAAAGATGTCGTCCTGTTGTGGTGGTAGAGCAAAAGCCTCACGATGCCTACAGTGATCAGTATGCTCAACATGCTGCCATCGAACTCATGCGGTCATGGGGTATGATACGTCTGGATCAAGTCAAAGACGACTGGATCATGGGGTGGAAATAAAATACGCATGGTCACCAGCAGTCAAAGGTGACCATGAAAGATGGACCTTGGAACCTTGGCGGCTTAAAGGACTAAAAATATTTGATTTGATCGAAGACATTCCTGAAGATCATATATTGGTAGTGAGCCATTTTGCACCTTGGTGGAGTCCACTCAAAGAGTGGATTGAGGCTGGTCGTCCTTGGATTGAAATTGATTTTGGTTACTGGGGAGAAGACATTCCCAGGCGTAATACTCGTAGAGTTACCTATTGTGGGCATCATAATATGAACATGCGCATACGTCCTTGGCCAAGAACACAGTTGTTTCAAAAACCTGAGCAGCAAGAGTGGAAACACACACCTGGAGAATATGTGCTAGTACCCATGCCTGTCAACGAAATATTGATTCAGCGTCGAGGTATCACATTGGTGCAATGGTGTGATGAAATTGCACAAGAAATTAAAAAATACTGGGACGGTCCTATCATGTGGCGTAAAAAGGCTGGGGACAAATCGTTAAGATTTCAAAATTTTCAAAATCAAATGACTCGAGCACATGCCGTGGTTGGAGAACGCACTATGGCCTGTGCAGAGGCAGTGTTGTCGGGTGTGCCCGCATACACCGTAGACTTGTCAATTACTACCTTGCTCATGGGAGGGTTGGAAAATTTGTTTGACAGACAATACCCGGATAGAACAGACTGGTGGGATCATGTTTGTTGGAGTCAGTTTCATATCTGGGAATTTACTGATTGTACAGAATCTGTGGCCGACTTGGTTGAAGCTTATCAGATTTACAAGTAAGGCAAAAACTTTTGATAGACACGCCCTGCACGGGCATCCGCGTCGCTCCAGTGTGCGGCTGCTAGATCGTACATCCATTGTTCTCTGGAGAATGTTTCTGGTGTTTCAATTTTAGAGACATCCTTGTTGGCCACTGCCCAGGCCACACAACTTGAATCATCTGCAAATACAGGGATACCTTCGCATGCCGCTGCCACGCTGGCACTGCTGTTAAAGAACACTGCTGAATGTGCGCCTTGCAAATTGTCAATCAAACGACTTTGAGTAGGCTCTAGTATGACCACGTTTTGTCTCTTGCCCATTTTGCTGTTGTACATAGCAAAGTCTGCCATGCTGTATTGACCAGGATGTGGACGCACATAAATCTGTCTACTGCTCACTGCTCTGATTTGATGTATTTTTTCATGCAACCAAGTCATTGGGTCCAGAGTTTTCATCGCAAACCCGCCATCTCGTTGCATGCAGATCAAGATATGCCCTGCTGAGTTGACCTTGACTGGGTTCAACTGTACCCCTAGTGTACGACTTATTTCTAACCATTTGGTAGCATCACTGTTGCGGTTGGCATATTCAGCACGGTCATAGAATGGACCATTTAGACTGTATCGCAAGTAGTTGCCGTGATCGTCAAGATACTTCCAACATGACGCATCTATACACATGGTTTGAAATCCCAGTCTGCGCTGTTCAGGAATGATTTGTTTTCTTAGTGCAATATTGCGGCCACCAGTGTTTGTGGTAGCCCAGCCCAACATCACTGCTAGTTTACTGGGGGTATATTTGTGTTCCCATTCTATGTTGACTGTGTGGCCAACCGCTCTCACACCATCAGCAAAACTTTCCAGGCATTGTATTTTTCTGGAATGTTTCTGCGGATTAGCCACACTGCTAATGTACACTACAACATCAACCACCCTGCAAAATTCTCCATGCTGTACCGTTGCGCATTTCTGCTTCGGTAAATTGACAATAAGCAATGTGTGCTGCCCAACGCTCTACTTCGTCTAGTGTGGGCACATAAGGATCATTTACAGCATCCAATGTTTGGCTGCACAATGCTGCGGCTGCGTTAGGTCCAAGTGTGATAGCAGGTTTGCCATTGAGCAAGGCTTCACCAGCAGCAATGCTTGAGAATGTTATCAAACAATGTATGTCTTGTTCCAGGGCATGTGCCATTGAATCATCACTGGTTCTGGCTGTACGGCCAGGCTTGCGGCGCACAACAACTTCGCGATCTGTTCTGCCAGCAAGATCTTTGAGAACATTGTCCAACCATTGTTCTAGATCTATGTCATAAAGATTCAACAACTTTTGACTGGGAGGAGCCAAGAGTATTTTGCTACCACGATAGAACTTGCGTGGTTGAAATCCTGTTACACCCAGTCTGTCTCTGGGACGATCTATAATAGGACCAAAGTTTTGTACATCGTTACGAGTCACTCGATGAAAGGATTTTTTTTTGGCGTTTCCAAAGTATCCAGTATCTATGTAATAAAAATCTCTGCCGACAGCACGGCAAGCATCCATTTGTTTGCGTTTGGTAATACCACGCAACACCACTGGCACCATGCTCTGCTCACTCTTGCTCCAATTGGTTATTTGGCCACCACATCCCATGGTAAAACTTTGTAATATAGGATCAAACATTTTTCCCTTTTCTGCATATCTAAATTCACTGTCAATGGCATGTATGGTATTATTGTCTAAGGTTTGAATTTTTTTAGTCAATGTTTCCAAGTCCAGGCCATAATAGTCTCCTGCTGGATCCACACGGTATTTTAATAAGTCATAAAATAATTCTTTGACTTCAGGTGGTGCTAGGTCAAGTTCGTGTTGTAACAACGGTGCTAGTTCTTGTTCATCCATGTTGTGTTCTCTGTTCGCAATAGTTAGTTAGCAATCTTTCTTGATGCCAGTCTTCTGCAAAATCACCTGCATCAGCAAACTCATGAAAGCAAGGTGTGCCCAGTGTGTAGTGTACAAGTTTGGCGTTAGGGTTGTACTCATACTCAACGTCCAACCAGTTCCACTCTGGGGGCAGTTCTCCAATGCGGTCATCATCTAACCATGTGAATCTGTGCAATTCAGCACCTGTTGATTTTTGCACAAACTCGGGTGTCAGTTTGCGATTGGGAAAACTGTTGCAGTTCCATAATATCACACTTGACCAGTTCTTGCGTGGATAGTCTTCGTTTTTGCTGCCAAGATACTTTTCAGTCATGCGTGTTTTGTAGTTGTGTTTTACGACCATAACGTCGTTGAAAGGGCTTTGCAAATTCCATAGTTCCACAATGTCTCCACGCAGGATCATGTCGCCATCAATGAATATGGCCCAACCTTGATAGTCCATCAAATGCGGCACAAGGAAGCGGCTGTAGATAAATTGATTGCTGCCATCAGTGTGTGTTTCATCGTAGTCTCGGAACAAGTTAAGCGCCACAGGAATAATTGCCACAGGCTGACTGGCATGTCTAATAATTGAATTCACGCATGTATGATATGCAATGGCTTCTCGTGGATCGTATCCTACAAATACAGGAATGGGTTTCATCGACGTTCAATATCTTCCTCAACACAGTGTTCCCCGTATTGGATTTCAATCAACTTCAAGGGTTGATCACTTTCGTTGCAAAGTTGATGCCATTCATTCACAGCAATAAAAGTATTCTCATGCACAGTCAAGTGGCATTTGATTTCTTGATCAGTGCTGGCTTCATCCAAGGTGTACACAGTGGCTTCACCTTCGGCCACAAACCAAAACTCTGCACGACTGTTATGGCGTTGCATGCTCAAGCATGTTTTGGGCATGACTGTGAGTTCTTTAAGTTTGGTTCTTGGCGGTACTTCGTGTAACACACGATAATATCCCCAGGTGCGTTCAGTCTTGGGTTTCTTCCAATCTTCAAGTATCCACGAACTGGAATTCTTTTTGTTCTCACCACCTACACCAAACACAAACTCCACGTTAGTTTCTGACATTTCAGGAATGTTGTCCTGAGTCCTGTCGCCGCCATTGGCAAAGATAAATTTGGCCTTAGGCATGGGATAGTACAGTTTGGCCAGGCGTATGGCGTCTCGAGCACTGTCATCAGAGTCATCAAACTCGATTACTCGATCTACCATGGAGAGATTTTCCACAATGGCTCTACGCTCAGTCATGGGCATGAATGGTCTGCCTTTTTTGCGTACTAACCAGTCGTCTGAATTGAGTCCAACAACCAGTCTGTGTCCCAAAGCCTTGGCTGCTTGGAAATAGGCAATGTGCCCAGAATGTAGCGGGTCAAAACCGCCTGTGACAATTACAATTTTCATGCAGATATTTATCTACGTAGATTATGAGGACAAAGTGTTGTGCTGTAAATCCAATATCAATTCTGACGTTCCGGCCCAGTTTGAGAACTTTTGTCGCCACCAATCTTCTGGGTGCAAACTGGCATAGGGTTTTTTTAAGTTCTTTGGGGGTGCCATTCCTATGCCAACTATGCACACTTTTGCAGTGACTTTTTGTAATTTTTGTTTTATGTCATCAATTTGCTGATCTGTACAAAATTGCAACACATCAAGACACATACTACAATCAAAAGAAGAGTTCCAGTCTGGCTCTTGACTAACTGGCTCATATCCTGGATCAAATTGATACACTGCACTCAGTGGTATGCATAGATTATTTTGTATCTGATACACACTATACTGATGTCCTTTGCCGCAACCATAATCCAATAAAGTTTGGCAACCGTGTTTTTTAAATGCCGATTCAATTGTTGGAAGATATTGCAAAGTACCTTTGCCTGCCCAATTTTTATTGCCAGCATGAAATTGTTTTACTAAATCTAATTGAGTATTCATGTTTTAAAGTTTCTCTAATATCAATCGCAGTTCAGGATTGCCATTGGGATTTTTTACTGGGTTGGCGGTAAAGTTCACAGACTCGGACCACGTAATATTGCATTGATCAAACTGTTGTTTAACTCGTCGCATCCACCAGTCTGCATTTTCAATGATCAAGTGTGCATTGCGCCCGTCGGGCAGGCGTTTCTTTGCAGGATAACAAGCAATGATTAGAAAGGCTGCACGTTGGAACTTGCTTTGCATGAGTTTCAATGATTGGTCCAGCAGTTCAGGTTCAAAGTGTTCTATCACATCACAACTGACCAAACAATCATAAGTGCCAGCAGGCACAACCATATAATCAGGGTTGCCAGGGTCGTAGCCTCCCAGTTCTTGAATATCAGGGAAATCTTGTCCCACACGGTTGAGAAGATTGCCATTTGCACACCCCCAATCTATTAGACTACACGGTTGATACTTGGCAATAAAATCATATACCAAGTCATACTTGGGCAAAAGTTCTTTGTATATACCTGTCATAGTGTTATGTATGACTCATGCACCACCAAAATCCCGTCCAAGCAGCAATGAAGAATATTAGTAAAAAGAATTCCATCTCTTCAAGATCTCGGCGCCAGCGTTCTTGGTCAGTCATGTTATACTGTGATGTCTTCCATGCCGGCAGTGCGCAGTCTTACCACGTGACCCATTTGCCACTGTTTGGTATCCAAGCCCTTCATTATGCCCAGCCAACGATTGCGCAACAAGGCCACTTCATTTATGATGGTTTCAAAGTCCACAACTTCTTCTTCACCATCCACATATTTTTCAGCGTCACGTGCTGTGAGCGCACGAGCATAGCCTTCTAAATATTTCTTAAAGTGCCGAGTACGTATCTTGCGTAGTTGGATGTTGAGAAAGTTTAGCACAGCCTCAATCTCTTGTAACTGGTTGAATCTGTGCTCAGTGATGCCTGGCAAGGCTGTGATGTTCTTCTCTACCAAGCCGCCAATCTTGCAGTCACGCTTGGCTTCTGTCAACTCTGATTCAAAGTGTGCAATGAAGTCGGGTATGTTGCCAAGATCCGCTACTACTTTACTGTACCACATGTATACCTAGCCAATCTAAAAAACTTTGAGGATAAATGTTCACGTTGAGATTTCTACGAACAACATATTCTTTTAAAAATTCTGACATTTGTTGCCGCTGAGATTCACTAGGGTCAGCCTGTATAGACTGTGCAATTTGAGTTTGATAATGGTCAGGCAGGGATTGAATGTCATATATGATCTGTTGCTTGCTGTCGGCATCCAACACATACGGAGCCATCATGCTGGGTTGATTGACAAACACCAATCCTATGCGTTGATCAACGAAATACTTAATAAAACTTGTTAATCCAAATACTGTGAGATTAGATATGGCTGTACTAAATCTAAATTCAATCCCAGATTTTTTCAACAACTCAATCTTGGAAAGAAAATCAGTATAGCAATTTCCATAGCGGTTAAACTCATAAAACTCGTCTGTACACTCTGCACTGATAGATACCATTGCTGTGGGTATTTGTTTTATTTTATCCAGCATGCGTTGAAATCTTTTGACCTCTACTCCCAGTCCAGTATAAATGTTAATCACTGCTGAACTGTTTGATACTGCATCTAAAACATCAAACAGTTGATTGTCCAACAAAGGTTCTCCACCGGTTATTACTATTTCTGTTAATCCTGGTGCAAAACTTTTTATTTCATCCATTAGAATTTGAAATTGTTTTGTATTTTTAACTTCATTCTGGCTGACTTTGATCATCGTCTTGTCACGAGTTGTCAACTTATATCTCGAATCGCCAGTGTCAATGGCATAATTTCCATTGATATCTAAATCTCTACGCCATGCACTACTAAATTCCTTACAGCAATATGAGCAAGATAAATTGCAGTTGTCGTTTAGTTTTATTTCTAATATTTCTGGCTGTGTGTAAACATCCGCATGAGTTTTTATTTTGCCGTTCTGCCATAATCTTGGACTAACTGCACCTTTATCTTCTAAGGGCCAGCAATTTTCTTCGCAACTGGCATTGCGTTGATTGACCAACATCATTTGCCGTTCAGCAATATTGATGTCGGTATTGAATACATTTCCTTGATTGTTGGCCAACCATTCAAAGTCAATGGCATGTTGTTTGGCCGCATGACAATTGTATGTGGCATTAGATACTAGATCAATCTTTAAATATTTAAATTTATAAGAGCAATAGTAGTCTCTGTCTGCAGACATCAGTAGTCATCTTCTTGATTGTAGTTGTCTTCTTCATCCGGTTCTTCTTCATCCTCTTCTGCATAGTCCTTGTCGTTGTCTAGGTATGCAGTGAGGGCTTTTTTGATGTCTGAATCACCTTTGAAGGCATTTCGAATTTCTTCAACGTCATGATCGTGATCAATCAGGATAGACACAATGCTTTCGGCAGCATCTATACGATCTACCACATTGACGTATCTTTTTAATTCGCCCCAAATTTCGCTTGCTACTTCTGCTGACATTTTTATTCCTCCGTTGTGTCGGCTGTACTTACCTCAGTTTTGATGTTCTTGAAGTCCGTCATGACTTTGTCCAGGCACCCATCTTCGTTAGCTTCCCAGGCCTTGCGGAATTGTTTAATTATCTCGCCTTCGCTGGTAACAAACACCAAACGATTGCCTTCTTTCTTGAGCATGCCCTTTTTCTCTGCAAGATCAGTCAGCCCACTGTAGGGATTCATACCTGTTTCGTAGGGAATTTTAACCTGCATGCCTTCGAATGGTTTTGCATAACGAGTTTTCATTACTTTACAACCGGCACGTATGCCCATGACTTCAGAGATCTTGTTGCCATCCTCGTCTTCTTTCAGTTTCATTTTCTTCATGGCCACAACAATACTTGACGCATAGATAAAGCCTTGACCGCCTGAGATCTTGTCATCTGGATCAAACATGTCTTGACTGGCGTATGTATGATTGGTACATACCATGCCAACATTAAACCCACCAAACATGTTGACTGAATTACGAACCAGTGCTGTAAGTGCCTTGGGCTTGCGACCCATGTCACCTTTCATGTCGCCTGCTTCAAACTGGTTGACATCAGTTGGTGTCAACAACATGCCCAATGAGTCAATCACCCATAGCACCTTCATCCGTTCACCGTCTGGCAGGGCTTTGTAGTCAATCATGAATGTTGAAATGGCCTTGGCCACATCATCAATCATGCTCATGTTCAGCTTGAGCAACTTATCTGGGCCGGTGTCTACACCCAGTGCATGTAGCCATGTCTCATCCAATGCGTTTTCTGTATCAACCAAGATAACAAAAATACCTTGCTCTTGTGCATTCTTCACAATGTTGCCTGAACAGATATAACTCTTGCCTGCGCCAGATTCTCCGGCAAACACTGTGATCTTGCCCAAGGGAATGCCTCGATTGAAATCTCCGCTGATGAGATAGTTCAAGGCAAAGTTGCCTGTGCTAATCCAGTCTGTTGGATCATTGAATCCAATGCTCAGGCCTTCGATGCTTTTGGTAATGTCCTTGCGGAACTTGCTTACGTCAAATGGTTTTCCCATGATTTTCTTCCTTGTATAAATCTTTAAAAATTGCTCTACTGTCTAATTTACGCCGTTGATCCAGCTTGGCTATTTTTTCAAATGATCCTGCTAGATCTTTTTCAAATGATTGATCTAAATGCCTTAACATATTTTGATATCCATTTTCCAATAGATATCCTGGACGATCAGAGATTCGATCTGCTAAAATCTTCTTTACTGAGTTTAACACATTTTCTGGCAGATGTCTAATATTTAGGTATGCTGGCCCTGTTAATGCACCAATTATAAAACTGTTGTTGTGAAATCCTTGAGCAGACAAATAATCCACACAATCAAAAATACTAAAATGGTTCAACAAAAAATGAAGCATGTTAAAAGATATTTTGTGATTGAGTTGTTTGATAATTTGTAAATTATCCACAAAGTCCTGCCAAACTCCACCATATCGTATGTACTCGTATTCTGATTCTATAGTCTCTATGCTCACAATCCAATGTACATTTTTAAATGTGCAAATTGTGTCAAATATACGTGTATCAACTTTACTGAGATTGGTATTGATTCTTAAATTAACATCTGGATTGACTTGTTTGAGTAATTCGAGAAACTCCAAATTTTCTTTCATCAGCAATGGCTCTCCGCCTGCCAAATACACATGCTTGAGTTGTGAGGCTCGATCAAATATGTAACTTTTAAATTTTTCAACTTGCTGAGCAGAAGGAGTTAGCATTGTAACTTCACGTTCGCTGGCCCACTTACTGCTAAATTCTGGATTACAATATACACAAGCAAAATTGCATAAGTTGCTCCAACGAATGTCCACAGTTTGCAAGTCAAAGTTTGTGGTATCATACAGTGTGTTATCTACATTGCGCAGTTCTTTGAGATAAAATACTCGATCGCTGATTATATCAAATTTGTTTTTTTCTTGCTCTAATTCATAACAAGGATCACAGCGATTGGGTTTTTGACCGGCTCTCATGTCAGTTTTGATCATATGATCTTGGCTGAGTATTTCCTCGATGGGAACATTGCTGATATTGCCAATAGATGCTGAACTGCGAATACAATTTTTTATTGTGCCATCAAAGTTGTACATAATACCAGTCCATGGCATTGGGCAAAATGCACGATTGGTTAGTATTTCTCGAGCATGCATTACAAAGGGATCCTATTTTTAGCAGATGCCAACGACAATTCAACAAATCTCATGCCTTGTTCGTTGGCCAATACCACCGTTGATACTATTGTGTCTGCCCATGTATCAACATCGCAATTGGGCCACTCAGCTGTTTGTCCTGCTTGAGTGGCCACACTACCTGGTCTAATCATAGTAATAACTGGTAGATGTTTTCTATGACGAAGCTGAGATACTGCATCATCCAGTGCAATTTTTTGATTTCTGTAGGCGTCCATGGCCATTTCACTTTGATTCACAATTGGGGGTGCCACCGGGACCAAGGTCATCATGGTACCAACACACCAAATGTGCTTGCCTGGGCAATCTTGCCATGCCTGCCACACAGCAAATAGTAATTCTGTTTGAGCATAACCATCTTGTGCATTGTTTATGAACAAATCGCATGGAATTATTTTTTCTACAATCTTAGAACAATTTCTAATGTTGTTACCATCACGTTTGCTCAACCCCACAATCTCATGACCACGTTTCTGCAAGGTCTTTGCAAATGCCTGGCCTATGCCTGCAGTGTGTCCAGTAATGGCTACTTTCATTGAAAATAGTCCCAGAGTTTGATGCCGCGCAACTGATCTTGCGCCAAAGTCCACAGTTGCAACTCAACTGTGTTGTCCTCACCCGAAGCCACGACAGACTTCAATTCGTCTGGGACTTTGGCTTGTCTTGTCAAATGATTGCTATATTTTACATTCAGTATCGAAGGATTTTCCAACAGTGCCCAAGAATTTTTTAAATTGTGTTGTTGTACGTAAGAAAAAATATTCTTCAAGTCGCCGATGTTCAATGCACTTACTGTGGTCCAGGTGTTTAATTCATGCAGTCCCATGGCCTGATATGTCTGAATATTTTGTTCAACATCCTGCCATTTAATAGGCCAACGCACATAATCATGTCGGCGACCGATGCCATCCAAACTCACAGTCACAGTGACTTTGATGCCGCGCTCAATCAAATCAGGCAACACTGTGATCAATCTGCTGCCGTTGGTATTGACTCGCACATGTTTGACATTGGGTGGCAAGTTTTCCAACAACTTCAAATAATCAGGGCTGGTACTGGGTTCGCCGCCATTGATATCCATTTGTACAATACGTTCTGCAGGCAATGTATCAATCAATGTTTTGTTGTTGATCTTGATGTAGTCTTTTGAATGCAAACTACCTATTTTAGTGCTTAATGTTTCATTGCATGTTTGGCATGCACTATTGCACACATTGTCTAGCACACCACCTAGCACAAGATAATCTGATCTTGCATCCAGCAGTTGCGCATGTTGATCCAATGAATGTTGCCTAACACTTTTGCTTGCAACATCTTCTGTTTCTTTGCAACGAATACATTCTGTTGGCCAAATGTCTTTGCTCATCGATATTCGAACATTTGCAAGCCATTCACTAGAATCCATTTGTTCTAGTGAATCAAATTTTGGTGTGTTGTTCATATGACCACAACGACCAATCGAGCCATCAGGGTTAAATCTTACAAAATGATCAAGTCTTGGGCAATACATGTTTTATAATTTCAGGATGGTTATGATGATAATGCTCTAGCAATTGGGACCAGGTCAGTTCCTGGCCTGCAAGATCCAGTAATATTTGATCTAAAAATAACCACAGCTCAATGTTAGCATCATTTTTAAATAATGTTTTGACAAATTCAGCTGTGGCACTGGTTACTCCTGTGGGTCCAAGATTGAGGTCAGTGATCTGACGTAAGTCTTGAAAATTTCTAAAACGTATTTTTGCATTTGAATGCAAGTACTGACTGAGGTTTGCCAGCCAATGGAATTGCGGCAAATAATGTGTGTTTAAAAATTTATAGCGTCGAGCAAACCAAAATGCAGTGTTGTAATCCAGTTCAGGATGATCAGTTAACAAAAGTTGTATGTAAGTGTTGATTCCACTGACATATCTGGACCTAGGATTACGAATATACACATCTATGTAATCAAGGCCATGTATTTTTTCATTGGCGAACACAGCAAGATTATCTCTTTTTTGCTGAACCCTCAAACTGCTGCTTCCGTTTTTTTGAATTAGATAAACCCATTGATTGTGAGGTGGTATCTCTACCACCTCACACAGTTCAGGAAACAGCTCTGTGTCCAGAGCTGTTCGCATTACTTGGCTTGACGGCTACGGATCATGGCCAGGATGTCCTGGGCATTTTGACCTGAGGCTGCAGGCTTGGCCACAGGTGCGGCTGCTGTAGGAGTGTCGTCATCATCAAACCCATTGTCTGCTGGAGCAGGTGCTGCCACTTTGAGTGCTGGCTTGGCTGCTGGTGCAGGTGTGTCCTCATCCACATGTGCGGCTCCGGCACCACCTGGTGCTTGAACACCAGCAGGACGGAAGTATTGACCCCAACGCTCTGTGTCGTAAGGTTGTCCATCTACTGAGGCCTCAAACATTTCTTTGATGACCTTGAGTTCGACGTCGCCTGGCTTCTTGGGCAGGAACGTGCTCAAGTCAAACGCACCATGTGTGGCAACAGCGGCTTGTTCGGCTTCGGTCAATGCTGATTCTTTACGTGCCCACTTGCTTGTGCTGTAGTCAGCATAGCCACCTTTGGATGTTTTAGTAATACGGAAGTCCAAGCCACGCAGGGTGTCTGTGGGCATTTCTTCCAGCTCAGGATCCATTAATGCGCCTTTGATAGTAGCAAAGATTTGTGGGCCGATGATGAAACGTCGGATGGGATTTTCTGGAGTCTTGTCTTCACTTAGTGGGTTTTCACGCACAAAGCCTTGGAATATGTAACTGCGTTTCTTCCAGTATTTGCGACCCATTTCTTCAAGGCTCTTGTCCTTGAACCAGGTGCGTACTTCTGCCAAGATAGGACATGCTTCGCCCCACATTTCCACACAAGGTACTTGCACGTACACTTGTTTGGAATCCCCTTCGCCTTTGATGCCAGCGAAAGGCAAACGAATCATTGCTCGTTCTTGCCAGAAAAATGTGTTTTTTGTATTTGCATCGGGAAGGAATCGCAGTGTTGCACTTTGTCCTTCTTCCATGTTCCA